GGGGTCGAAGCTGCTGCTGCCGATCTGCAGGCTCGTCGGTGCGACAGGCGACGCGGCCGCCAGCTTCTCTGCCGTCGACAAGGCGGCCATGAGCTGGTTGGTCTGGGTCTGAGATGATGCGTTCAAGGCGAACGCCTCGCTTTCTGAGTGGAGTGGGGTTGTCGCCGAGTCGTTGGCTCGCCGGGCCGGGAAGTCGGGCGGGCCATCGGCGTGAAAGGGATCAAGCAGCGTCAGCCGGCTTGTCCGCCGGTCGAGCCGCACGAGAAGCGGCGAACAGGGCCCGCAGGGCCATGACCTGCTCGGGGCGGAACTTCGGGGCAGCAGCAACCTCGCGGCCGATGCGCTCCCAGTTCTCCGGGCCGAACGTGGCCTCCGCGTCGGCGAGTGAGAACGGCTTGCTCATGCCGCACTCAGCTCAGCCAGCCGGACCACGGCGGGCTCCAGCCGCTTGACCGGAGTGCACAGCACCAGCAGCTCGACGCCAAGCACGTCACAGATCGGGGCGACGGTCTTGCCCTGGAGCCGGGGCCGCGTACCGGTCAGCACGTTGCTGATCGTTCCGCTTGCGACGCCGGCCTCTGCGGCGAGTTCTCGGCCGGTGATCTCGGCGCCGGTTTTGGTGCGCTTCATCAGGCGTTCGAGGAGTTCGGCGTCGACCTCGAAGAGGAGGTCTTGGGCGGGGATGGATGTGGTCACTCGTCCACCTCATGCAATGAATCGCCTTGCGGTGTTGCACCGCTTGGATGACTGAAGCATTGCATGGCGTGGACGCTCTGTCCACTGTCTTGGATGGTCGAGTGTGAAATCCGCCAAAGAACCTGTGCGCCCTAGTGCGCGCCATCCATTTACGTGGACACTCTGTCCAGCGCGCAGGGTAAAGAGCCTTGCGTTATCAGGGGGGTTGTCAGCCACACCCCCCTGATCGCGTGGACACCCCCAAGCCCACGAGACCCACCGGAGTGGCATCATGACCGTCATGGCAGCGCGAAATTCCAAGGCGACGAGCGGGCGGACCCAGTTCCGCGACATCGTCGCGCGCCGGAAAGAAGAGATCGGCCTCGGCTACGAGAGGCTGGCAGCGCGCTGCGTGGACCCCGAATCAGGCGAGCAGACCGTCAAGGGAAGCTGGCTGCACCGGCTGGTCACGGGCGAGAGTGTCGAGCCGCCGTCGTACGAGATGCTCCGCGGCATGGCGGCCGGCCTTGATGTGCCGGTAGGTGTTCTTCAGGACGCGGCGAGCGCCCAGTTCTTCGGGTCTGAGCCTGTGTTTGGTGAGTCGGCTGAGGTGCGGGCGTTTCTGGCGGATGCTGACCGGCTGACGCCTGGTCAGCGTGAGGCGATCCGGACTCTCATGAGGTCGCTGTCCGAGGGTCGCTAATCCGGACATCTGGCATATTCGCCGCCGTGATCATTGGCCATGGCGGTCACTGCCGGTAGTACTTATTGGCGGGGTGTAGTCGCAATCCGGCCGGGATGGCAGCATTGGCGGACCGCCTGGGAAGCGTGTGATTGAGGTAGCCTGCACGGGCATCCAGTTCGAACGTGCGTGCTATCGAATTTGTAGAAGCGGCACGTCCATGGGGGTCCCATGCCGGAACACTGCACCGCCAGCACCGCGCGCAAGACGGTCCGAGCGCAGATCGTTTTCAGTGACGAACTGCCCCCAGGCTGCCCACCGTTCGAGCTCCCCGAGGGCCGGATGATGATGGAGGTCGAACTCGAAGATCTCACCCTCCTGATCGTGCGCCCCGGGTCCATGGCGCGTGAGCTCCTCGACGAGATGAACCGTTACGCCGAGCGGGTGACGACCCTCGGAATCTGGTCCCGGGATCCGTCCCGGTCCGGCCTGTCTGCGGCCATGCTGAGCTTCGCGGGCCGCTGACCTGCACCGTTAGGGGTGGGTTTCCTTCGCGTTCGGCCTGCCGAATGCGTGTGAAGCCCACCCTTAGCGTGTCATGATGAGGCATGCGCCGAGACCCAGCCGACCCGCAACTCGCCTGCATCTACTGCCGCATGAGCGAAGACCGCGAAGGCGGCGGCCTCGGCGTAGACCGCCAGCGCGAAGACTGCGAGCGGCTTGCCGCCGACCTTGGCCTCACCGTCGTCAAGGTCTACACCGACAACGACCTGAGCGCCTACAGCGGCAAACCACGCCCCGACTACCAACAGATGCTCGACGACCTCCGCACCGGCCTCTACGGCACCGTCATCGCCTGGCACACCGACCGCCTCCACCGACGCCCCTCCGAACTGGAGGAGTACATCGACGTGTGCGAGCCGCGGAACGTGCAGACCCGGACCGTCAAAGCCGGAGCCCTCGACCTCACCACCGCAACCGGACGCTGGCAGGCCCGCCAACTCGGGGCCATGGCCCGCTACGAAGTCGAGCGGATGATCGAGCGTCAGCGTCGGGCACGCGACCAGAAAGTCCAGCGCGGCGAATGGTCCGGCGGCCCCCGCCCCTACGGCTGGGAAGCCGACGGGATCACCCCCATCACTGAAGAGATCGCGGTCATCCGTGAGGCGGCCGAAGCGGTCCTCGCCGGCGCGTCCGTCCGGGCCCTCGCCGCCGACCTCAACGACCGCGGCCTGCGCACCTCGACCGGAGCGGTGTGGGACGGCAGCAGCCTGGTGCGGATGCTGAAGCGGCCCCGCAACGCGGGCATCCTGCAGCATCGTGGCGAGGAGGCGGGCCCGTCAAAGTGGGATGCGGCGATCGACGAGCCGACATGGCGGAGCCTGCGCGCCGTCCTCGACGACCCGTCCCGGATCCCATCCGCCTCCAACGTCCGCAAGCATCTGGGCAGCGGGCTCTACCTGTGCGGGGTGTGCGGGGAGGCCCTGACCTCGTTCTCGAAGGGCGGCGGTAAGCCGGCCAAGTACAAGTGCCGCAAGAACAACTGCGTGCTCCGGGACCTCGTCCTCCTCGACGAGTGGGTGCAGGCGTACCTTCTGCGGCGCGTCAAGGCCCCCGATGCTGCCGAGCTGTTTGCTGGGCGGGAGGAGGACGGGGTCGACGTGAAGGCGGCGCAGGTGGAGCTGAAGGCGGCGCGGGAGAAGCTGGACGAGTTGGCTGCGGCGTTCGGTGCGGGTGAGATTGACATGCAGGAGTGGCGGGTCGCTCGTTCGGGTGCGCGGGCGAGGAAGGAGCGGGCTGAGGCCCTGCTGGCGTCCGCGGTGAAGGTGAACCCGGTAGCGGGTCTCGTCGGTGCCGATGACGTTGAGGCGTACTGGGCGGGGCTGGATCTGGCGCGGCAGCGTGCGGCGGTCGACTGGGCGATGACGGTGCGGGTTCTTCCCGCGCGGATTGGGCGGCAGCCTGGTGGGGCGTACTGGGATGCGGACGCGGTGCGGATCGAGTGGAAGTAACAGGGCCCCCAGCCGTGCGGCTGGGGGCCCTTTGGCCCGGTCTCCGGTCGCCTGGGAAGTTTGCGGAGGCGGGCCGTTCTTGGGAATGCAAACGTTGCATTGGGTTGTATGACGTCTGCACGTATCCGGCAGGTTCCCAAGATCGCAAGATTTACCTGGGCAGGTAAAGACTTCCGTCCATGATCGATCAAGCGTGGGCGGGTGCCTCTCGACCCCATGCCCGACTGGGTCCCCTACCGCCGCCGACAGATCGGGGAACGTATCCGCACCGCACGCCGCCAGGCGGGCCTCTCCCAGATTCAGCTCGGCGAACGCATCGGCCGCGACCACAAGACGATCCACCGCTACGAAGTCGCCAGCAGCATCCCCACCCTCGTGGACCTGCTGCTGATCGCCGACGCCCTGGGTGTGCCGCTCGCGGATCTGGTGCGGTGAGCCCGCCGCCTCGGGGGTCGCAGCGGCGGGCCCACACCAGGCCGCCCCTTCCCGGCACGAACGCGGGGCGGCCACCCTCACGCCGACGCCTCAGGGTCGGCGCGAGGGGGTCTCAGGACCAGCGGATCGGCGGCCGGACATACGGATACTGGTGCGGCCCCTGGTGTCCGATCGGGTGGTTGCAGTGCACGCCCTGCGTCGGGTGCGTCTTCCAGCAGTAGCCGTGACCGTTCGGGCCGGCCACATACGGTTGACGGGCCGGACGGGCCGTAGAGGCGGTGCGCTTCACTGGGAGTCCTCCTGGCGGGCCTGGCGGGCGACGACACGGTGGGCTTGGATCAGGCGCGCGCCCTCCGGGCAGACGCCGGCGGGGTCGCTTTGTGCCCGACGCTCACGGCAGTCCGGGCAGCCGGCGGCGTGGTCGAGCATCGTGTCGCGTGCTGTCCACTCGCGTGCTTCGGCTTCGGTGCGGTGTAGGGGGCTCACCGGGCGTGTTCCCGTACGAGCTGTTTCAAGGCGGCCGCGGTCTGGCAGGCGCCGGGCTCCTCCACACAGGTCTCGCACCGGTTGACGTGGTGCCGGTCCTGGTCGCGTATGCAGGTGGGGCAGCAGCGCGGGAACCAGTGCAGCGGGTGCCGGCGCTCGCCGAGGTCGACGGCAGTCACGGCCGTGAGGGGGACCCTGCACCAGAGGCAGTCACTTCCCCGC